AGAGGTTATAACAATAGTTCTCCTGTATTGATGCGGGACGAGTTCAAACCTACACTTTATGTAAATTCAAAGCAGAAATCAGATTGGAAATCTTTGTATGGTGTTGATCTGTCACCAATAGTGTTTAGTGATATGAAGGATGCTACGGATTTTGTAAAGCAATATGATGATGTTGCTGGATTTGAAGTTCATGGTATGACAGATTATCAATATCAATACATCAATGAAAATTTCAATGGTGATATTGAATACGATATTGATAAAATGAAGATTGTGTTCTTGGATATTGAAGTTGTCGGTGACGAAGGCGGATTTCCCGATATTCAATCTGCATCCACACCCATCGTTCTGATTGCTGTAAATGATAAAGCATCAAACAAAACAGTAGTTTTCGGATTCAAATCTCATACTAAATCAAAGGGTAATTACGAATATCGGATATATAAAGACGAAGCAACAATGCTTCGAGCTTTTATTGAATATTGGCAACAGAATTGCCCAGACATTGTATCAGGATGGAATTCGGATCAATTCGACTTTCCATATTTGATCAATCGTATCACTAGATTGTTAGATGAAGATTATGCTAAAAGATTGTCGCCATTTGGGATGATCAAAGAACGAATGATTGAGATTCGTGGTAAAGAAGTTCAGACATATGAGATTGTAGGTATCACACAACTTGATTATCTCGACGCCTATAAGAAATTTGGAACATACAGCGCTAAAGAATCCTATGCTTTAGGGTTTATTGCCAATTTGGAACTTGGTGAATCTAAACACGAAATAGTTGGCGCAAAATCATTCAATGATGGTTATCATTCCTACTACGATGAATTCGTCTTCTATAATGCACTGGATGCAGAGTTGGTCCATCGTATTGATGATAAAATGAAACTGCTTGATCTTATCATTTCAGTGTCATATCTTGTCAAATGTAATTTTAGAGATGTATTCGGCCCGGTGAAAACTTGGGATGTATTCATTTATAACCATCTTGCGAAAAAACAAATTGCAGTACCGCCAAAAACGAAAAAGCTCACTGGTGATCTTGAGGGTGCTTGGGTGAAGGATGTTATTCCCGGTATGTATGGATGGGGAATGTCATTTGATGCCGCAAGCCTTTATCCGACCATCATTAGACAATGGAATTTGTCGCCAGAAACTCTAGTGAAAGAACATCAGGAACAAATTCGAGTAAAAAATGTAGTTGATTGTTCCGGCTGTTTGTCACAGTATGCTATCGACAACAATTACACTATTGCTGCCAATGGTTCAATGTATCGTAAAGACAAAAAAGGCATTGTGCCAGAATTGATGGAATTCTTGATGGTTGGTAGAAAAACAGCAAAAAAGGAAATGTTGAAATTAGAACAAGAATACCAATCGACTAAAAACGAAACATTACGACCGAAAATATCAGCATTGAATAATCGTCAAATGGCATTGAAGATTCTTGCCAATGCTGGATTCGGAGCGCTCTCAAATGCCGGATTTAGATATTTTGATTTGCGTATTGGCGAAGCAATCACTCTCACTGGTCAAGCTTGTGATAAACATCTCGAAAAAGAAATAAATGATTATTTGAATGGTATATTGAAAACAGATAATATCGATTTTGTTACTGCTGGAGATACTGATTCCTTGCTTATCAATTTTCAGCCACTAGTCGATAAATTATGTCCAAATGAATCTATTGAAAAAACGACTAGATTTCTAGACAAAGTTGGATTGAAAATTCAACAAACAGTCATCAAAAAATCAATTGAACACATTTACAAATTGTGTAATTGTTTTGATTTTTTGATGGATTATAAACGAGAAGCAATTTATTCAAAGGCAATTTGGACTGCTCGTAAACGATATGCTCTAATGGTTCATAATTCTGAAGGTGTAGATTACAAACCATACAAACTAAAAATTATGGGTCTCGATATTATCAAATCTTCAACACCACAAACGATTAGAAAATTATTGAAAGAATCTTTAGTTGTCATTTTTGAACAAGGTGAGTTGCCATTACGCAAATATGTTGAAAATTGTAAATCAAAAATTATGAAAATGACGCCGGACGAACTGGCATTTCCTCGTGGTGTGTCGGAAATTGACAAATGGTTTGATGGTAAAACATACAAAAAAGGAACTCCAATCCATGTTCGCGGATCAATTCTATTCAATCTGCGAATCAAAGACACTAAACTTATCCAATTCGCAAATGAGATGTCATTGGATTCAATTCATAATGGCGACAAGGTGAAATTCATTTATTTGTTATTGCCAAATCCAATCAAAGAAGATGTCATAAGTTTTCCGTCAAATATTGAATTGCCTGAATGGTTTGGATTACACAAATATATTGATTATGATACAATGTTTGAAAAAACATTTATCGCCCCACTGAAAGGAATTACTGATGCGATTGGCTTCAAACTTGAGGAGGAGAGTTCATTGGAGGGATTTTTTGGATGAGAGATAAACTTATAGAAAACGCACTATATGAAATGGCGTTGAGTGCTGATGATGGATCTGAATTGTCATATTTAGATAGTCACGTATATCGTCAAAAGATGTATCAAGAACATAAATCTGACGAGCACGTTAGTCATAACATCTATAGGAAACCAAATGATGATCATACTGAATATACGACTTTAGATCACTCAACAGAAGAAGCGACTCACCATTCATATATCAAGCATCGTAAATCTGGTTATAGAAATATACCGTTTGATCACGATGAACAATTGTCAGTGAATTCTCATAAAGGTTCTCATCTAAATCAATCTACTAAAGTGATGTTATTTCATATTGAGCATTCAAATAAACCATTAGTGAGTTCTGAGATACAATCAGATCAAGGTCATAAATTGTGGAAGACATTTGCGAAATCAGCTTTAGATAAAGGCCATAATGTTTATTATCACGACCACAACGGACTGGTGAAACTTGATCATAAAAATCTAGATCACTACCACAAAAAATATTTTGGAGACTCGATTCGGAATGAAAACACTAATATGTTAGTCTCAAAGGAAGAGTTGAAGTGAAAAATCTTACGCTAAAACAAGCAGAACAACTAATAATTCTTATAGAGGAATGTGCGGAAGTTCAAAAGGAATGTTCTAAACTTCTTCGTTTCGGTAAAACAGATGAATATGGTATGCTGGACAATTTGACTCAAGAAATTGGTGATCTTCTTGGCATTATAGAATGGGTCCAAAAAGAATTTGACATAAACCCTGAATTGTTGATACAATATGGTCAAATGAAACAAAATAAAATGATGAACCACACGAGCTATCAAAAATAATGATATAGTGTAAAATTTGTTTTGTGAATTCGTGTGTTTGTAAAAAACAACAGTCGGTTGTAAATGAGTAGTAAAATTTAATTATATGGAGAAATAAATTATGGCAAAGAAACAAACTATTATGTATTCAATCAAGCGCTCTGGTGGTCTTCCTAAGTCACTCAAAGGTGTCTCATTCACCTCTTACGAACAAGCAAGGAATGCTGTTCGGCGCTATATTCGGACAATGAAAACATATCAACCATCAAGCACTCATCCAGCAATGAGTGATCTTGGTTTTACCGTTGTGAAAGGTTAATTTGATGTCTGACATTAAAGATTGCGTCATTCAAAAATATCCTGGTGGGTTTTTAGTTCAACTTCAGGGTGAAATTCAAATTGTTACTTCATTGAGTAAGGCAATTAAGCTCGTCCGTGATTTCCTATCAGAAGGAAAAGACGAAGAACAATAAATATATTGTTCCAAACGGGAAGGGATAGCGGATTGGTGGTTCCTGCTTAGTGGAACCACCATTATAACTTGGTATATTGCCCCAAGTATCAATCAAAGGCAACAAATAAAAGGAGAAACAAATGGCAAAAAACGCATTGCTTGAAAAGCTAAAGGCAGCTGGTTCATTGAAAGTGACAACATTAGCTGAATCAGCACTATTCAACGAAAAGGACTTTATTCAAACCTCTGTTCCATCTATCAACGTAGCATTTAGTGGGCGACTTGATGGTGGTATGTGTTCTGGTTTGACTATAGTTGCTGGCCCATCAAAACACTTCAAATCATCTATGTCTTTGATTATGGTCAAAGCATATATGGACAAATATCAAGATGGGATTTGTTTATTTTATGATTCTGAATACGGCGTGACTCCAGAATATGTTGAGGACCATGGCGTTGATACTGAACGAATTATTCATATTCCAGTTGAGCACGTTGAGCAACTTAAATTTGATATTGTTAAGCGTCTTGAGCAAATTGAACGTGGCGACCACGTAATTATTTTCATTGACTCAATTGGTAACTTGGCGTCGAAAAAGGAAGTTGAAGATGCGCTTGATGAAAAATCAGTCACAGATATGTCAAGAGCAAAAGCTCTAAAATCATTGTTCCGAATTATCACTCCACATTTGACAACAAAAGACATTCCTTGTGTTGCGGTCAACCACACCTATCAGGAAATCGGTATGTTTCCGAAGCAGATTGTTGGTGGAGGAACGGGTTTGTATTACTCAGCAAATCAAATTTTCATTATTGGTCGCTCACAAGAAAAAGGATCAAGTGGAGAAATTGAAGGCTGGAACTTTACACTTAATGTGGAAAAATCTAGATTCGTAAAAGAGAAGGCAAAACTACCAATTCAAGTATCATATGAGGGTGGTATAAATCCATATAGTGGTTTACTTGAGTGGGCGCTTGAATCGGGTCACGTGACAAAACCCAAAAACGGATGGTTTCAATCAAAATACATGGACAAGAATGTCCGTGAAAAAGACACCAACAATATGGAATTCTGGTCACCAATTGTTACTGATCAGGCCTTTGTCAATTTCATCAAAACAAAATTTATGCTAAACACTAAACGAGCTTTGATTGAAGAACTGGAGACTGATGAAGAATGATTGATATTACATTATACATTTTGTCATGTATAGTGATGAATATTTTTATGATGATTCCAATATACTTATTTCTTAAGGACAACAAATGATAAACATTAGATCGACAGGTAAAGAATTCAATGGACAGCTTGAGATTGAACTTCAAGACGATCCATATAACGGTGTTACATTTTATTATGAGAGTATGAAATTTGGTGACGAGAATGACGATGGATCTGTGACGATGACTTTTGATTATCAAATAACATCAAATAATCCGCCAAAAAAACTGAAAGAGTTTGAACAATATATTGGCGATTTGATAATTCAAATTCTTGAGGAACAGATCAAACACAATGAAGTCGTTTACAAAGGTGGCGCTGGTGGAACATACACTGATGAACAAGCATAAAATATGTGAGGATTTTCTTCGGTCATTTGATCCAAAAATAACATTGACAAGAAGTGGGTTGCCTGCGATAATATGTACCAATCACTCTGGCGATGAATTTTACCCATTGATTGGTGTATATTACAATTATGATTCTTGGATACCTTGTCGCTGGGCTAAAGATGGTAAATTTCACAATAACAATCAAAAAACTGGATTGGATCTTTTGATCAACGAGCACGAGCCGGAAGCTGCATGAGAATATTCAAAGCAAAAGATCATAGACGTTATTTGTTGATGTCTCATTTACATAGGATCCATTTCACCAGTTACATTTCGCTCAGTCACAAGATTTTCCTGTAAAAATGAGGAAGAAGCACTTATTCTTACAATGAAATTCAAATGACGTACACAACCGAAAGAAATCAAACAGGGTGTTATTTGGATATTGAATATCCAGCTCATATGTTGAGAGAAATGGGTGTTTTATATTTACAAAAGGAAATATCAAAGTTCATATCTTCAAAATTCTTTACAAACGAACAACATTATTCAGGTGGTATTTCTGGCGATAGAAGATGGGCTACACTTGAAGTTTGGTTCGAAAATAAAGATGATGCAGCAATGTGTTTATTGAAATTTGGTGGCAAAAATTGGAGTAATGTATGACAGATAGAATAGAATCAGTTATCTTCGAAGCCCTCTTGGGTGATATTGAATACGCTCGTAAAGTATTGCCTTTCATTCAAGAGGAATATTTTGATTCAAGAGTTGATCGTATTTTATTCAAAGAAATAAATAGATTTTTCACTGAACACAATTCAACACCAACAAAAAAGATACTAAAATTATTTGTTGATGACTGTAAAGATCTCAAACAGGATGAATTTGATGTAGCAATTGAGACCATAAATTCAATCAATGAGCCAGAAAAGAATCGTGATTGGTTAGTTCAACGAACTGAAAAATTCTGTCGAGACAAAGCAATTTATAACTCGATTATGACTTCCATTAGTATTATGGATGGTCGTAATACTAAATTTAATCGTGAAGCAATACCAAGTTTATTGTCAGAAGCATTGGCAGTATCTTTTGATAAATCAGTTGGCCACGATTACTTCGATGACGCCGAACGCCGCTATGACTTTTATCATTTGAAAGAAGATCGTCTCAAATTTGATTTGTCTATGTTCAATAAAATCACTCATGGTGGATTACCGAAAAAGACATTGTCTTGCGTGGTGGCTGGTGTCAATACAGGAAAGTCACTTGCACTTTGTCATATGGCAGCATCTACTATTGCTCAAGGTAAAAACGCGCTTTATGTGACCCTTGAAATGTCAGAAGAAAGAATTGCTGAACGAATTGACTGCAATTTATTGAATATACCGATCACTGAATTGTATAAAACTGATAAAACGACATTTCAATCTAAATTAGACGATGTAAAATCAAAATCTCATGGTAGATTGATTGTGAAGGAATATCCAACCGGTGGTGCTCACGTTGGTCATTTCAAATCATTACTTGATGAATTGGAATTGAAACGGAATTTCAGACCAGATATTGTATTTGTTGATTATTTGAATATTTGTAATAGTCAAAGACTAAAGGGCGGATCATTCAATTCATACACAATTGTCAAGTCAATTGCTGAAGAATTACGGGGTTTAGCTGTAGAATATGATATTCCAATTGTCACGGCCACTCAGTTTACGCGCTCAGCATCAACAGATACAGATGGTGATATGACTGGTATTGCTGAATCGTTTGGTACTGCAGCAACAATGGATTTCATTTTTGCTTTAGTAAGAACAGAAGAACTTGACCAAATGGGTCAAATTATGGTCAAACAGCTAAAGTCGAGATTCGGAGATGTCAACTATTATCGTAGATTTGTAATAGGAGTCGATATTTCCAAATTTAAGCTGTACGATGTTGATAATCCCACAGCAGATTTAGTGGATACTGGTAGAACTGATGAGATTCCAGTATTTGATAAGAGTTCATTTGGAACTGCAATGAAGCAGCGTGGAGATTATCAGGAACTGGATTTTTCATAATGTAAATTG